TAATGCCATTTCTAGGTAATCCACCAATTGATCAATATCAATCACTCGCCAAGCAAACAATTACTGGTGACGGAAGTACTGCTTACACTTTAAATCGAAGTGTAACAAATGAGTTTGACATTGAGGTGTTTATCAATAACGTTCGTCAAGAACCTACTACATCTTATACTGCAATTGGAAACACAATTACATTTACAGCAGCTGTTACATCAGGAGATTCTTGTTACTTAATCTATCAAGGTCAGTCAGTTGGTTCAATCAATCCACCAGCGAACTCAGTTGGCACAAACCAAATTACAAATGATGGAGTGCATACAGTTAATATTGCCGATACAGCGATTACTCATGCCAAACTTCATACTGATATGGATCTTTCATCAAAAACTGTACGTATTGATTCTATGAACATGGGCACAGGGACCGACCAGTGGCAGCTTGCTACTCAATCAAGTGTTTCAAATCGGTTTGCTCTTCGTTCTACTCATACAACTCTTGGTGATGGTAATCCTTTTATCATATATCAACCTTCTAGTGCTGGCGCTCAAAATGACGCTTTAGTAATTTCAGCTGATGGAATAGTAAGAAAATCAAAACATCCTATTGCTTCTGTAACAGACGATCGAACTTCCACCATTAACGGCGATCTTAATGGTACTAATTTTTATAATTCTATTTGGGCAAATCAAGGATCACACTTTAATGCTTCTACTGGTAGATTCACATGTCCTGTAGATGGAATTTATCGTATATACTTTAGAGCAACCGTTTCTGGTAATATGAACGTACGTTTAAGGAAAAATGGCGCTTCAATAAATGAAGCATATGGTGATGGTTCCGGAAATCATAGTGTTTCTTCTGAAGCTGTAGTTATTTGTTCAGCAAATGATTATTTACATATTCAATCTGCAGGGTTTAGCTGCTTAGGTGGAACACAACATAAGCAAGTAACATTTGAACTTTTAAGTTAGTGGAATAAAATATGACAAGATCAGTAAATATTAAAGGACATCGATATCCAGCATATGCTTCACAGCCTTCCAGTGCTGTTGAAGGTGACTCATATGTAAATACAACTACTAATAATTTATTCACCTACATTAATGGAAATTGGAAAAAATCTGCCGGTGAAGTTATTGGCGATACTTCTACTAATCCAGGTCATTTTGCAAAAGATATTAGAGCAGCTGGTAATACTAGTAACGATTATTACTATATGACGTTTGGTGGAACAGTTACGTCATTTAGTAACTATTGTTTAATGGACTCTGTATATGACGGTGGAGGATGGACTCTTATTGGCTCATTAACTGACGGAAATGCTTTTGCATCGGGCAGTAACTATTTTTTCAGTGTAAATGTTAATAACACTACTCCTAGTATTACTGCTAACTACATGCGAGACCTTAGAAATACGTTTACTCCAGCGGCAAACGATCAATTCATGATTAGAAGAGAAGATGATAACGACTGGGTTCGATTCGTAGTTTCAAGTTGGAGCCCAACAGCAAATAGTGTATCGAATGGGTGGGAAACTCCAAATGATACAACAGGCACTAACCAAGGTCACCCTTACTGGGCACTAGGTCAAATGTATAATGCTGCTGGATCTGCAGTAAGTGGTGTAACTCATTTCAATGGATGCGCACTTGGTGGTAACTGCGCTTCGGGTGGTGGAGATGGAGCAGCTTTTGGAACTCTTATTAATTGGTCTGCAGGTTATTCACCTAACCGTGCTTGGGGTGGTGCTTATAATGCAGCAACTAATGGTGGATCACCCTTATATTGGGATCAAGCAGGAATTAATGGAACACGTTTAACTTATTGGTATAGGCCAGCATAATGTCACTTACATGGAACATAGATTGTTGTTATACAGTAGATCAAGTATCAGGACATGAAGATCTTGGTAAGATTATCTGTGGGGCAGATTACAAAGTATCAGATTCGTTTGGTGTAATTGAGACTGGTCACGTTGATATAGCAACGAGTAACTTAAACTCTTTTACAGCGTATGACTCTGTAACAGAAGAGAATGTAATTGAATGGGTAAAGACTGCACTTGGCACAAATAAGATAACAATGATTCAAAATAAGTCAAATCAAAGAGGTAAGCCATGGCAGTCATAATTGGAGAATCTAAATAATGCCGTTTATTGGAAAAAGCCCTAAGACAGGCGAGTTTAAGAAACTAGATAGTATCACTACCGATGGGTCAAGTGCTTATAGTTTGCTTTATAATACTGTTGCGTTTGAGCCTTCAAATGCTGAATCTTTACTAGTTTCAGTTAATGGTGTTATGCAGGAACCCGGTGTAGGTTATACCGTAAACGGTTCAACCATTACTTTTGGTGCTGCACTTGTATCAGCTGATGTAGTTGATTTTATTACAGCTATGGGCGAAGTAGGTAATACCACAACAGTCTCTGACGCGTCTATAAATACTAATAAGTTAGGATCAAGTTTGGTAGCAGATGATACTCCTATTCGAGTTAACGATGCAGTGATAGATCAAAATGTCACAATTGCAAGTACAAAGAACGCATTCGTTGCTGGTCCAGTTCGCTTAGATGCGACAGTGACTATCGACGGAACATTAACGGTGATATAAATGGCAAGTGAATTACAAGTAACCACACTCAAAGGTAATCCAACAGGAGCTAATGCAAACCAGATTCTTGTACCAGCTAATCAAACTTTGCATGTGCCGGGTCATATTATTCAAATTCAACACCAGCAGTTTACTACTGCTGATATCGCACAAACAACTAGTACTTATCCTCAGGCCAGTGGAGTCAAGATGTCTATTACTCCTAAGTTTGCTACAAGTACAATTATGATTATTGCAAATATTGCTGCATGGCTTGACTCTGGTAGTAATACTAACCAAATTAGTAAATGGGGCTTGCGTTTAAACTCTCAAGGCAACACCATTGTTGGAGATAAACGAGTTAGCCACTATCGAAATGTGGCAGATTCTGGCAGAGATTTAGGTACAGAAGCTACTATTATTTATGTTGCTGATCCTAATTCAACTTCTACACAGGAATATGAAATCATGTTTGGCAGGTGGTCATCGTCATATGATAACACAGTAAAAATAAACGGCGGAGGATTTGGACACTCCAGTATGACTCTTATGGAGATTGCACAATGAGTACACTTTATACTGATAACATTCGTGCAAACAATGCATCTCAAATTACTGTACCAACTGGACAAAAAATTGTAGGAACGGACGCAGCCTCTATTGTTGCACCAGGTCATATAATTCAGATTCAACAAAGCATTGTGACTACGCAGATTGAGTCAAGTGCCGCTACAGGAGTTGTTGTCGATTTAGGATTTTTAACTTCAATCACGCCTTCTGCAACATCCAGTAAAATCATGGTTAATCTTGCAAACTATTCTGTTTTAACACGAGACGCATCCACTGTCGCAAAGTTGTTTTTACAACGCAGAATTAACAACGGCTCTTGGTCAAATATCTGCGGTATTGCCAACTATGCAGGACAAGGTGGAAGTTATGAGGCGTACCCAAACGCAATGCATATAGATAGTCCTAACACAACATCTCAAGTTGATTACAGATTAACAGGTCAAAGGTTTGGTGGGTCAAGTAGTGTAGCTTTTCATCATGACAATAATGATACACCTGAGCTAATTTCAACACTAACAGCAATGGAGATTGCACAATGACCGGTATCTTAAAAGTAGATGCACTTCAAAATAATACCGGCACAAGTGTAATGAACTTTAACACTAACGGTATTGTTACTAAGCCAAACCAACCTTCGTTTGAAGTAAGTAATGTTCAAAGTACTCAAAACGCTACCGGTAGTCATTACTATCTTTACAATTGGAGTACTACACATCATAATATTGGTAACCATATGGATGCAGCTACAGGACATTTTACTGCTCCAGTTACAGGTAGTTATTTCTTTCATGGAATATTAATGAATGTTCAAGTGTCAAATCCTCATTTAACTTTTTCTATTAATGAAACAGACCAGGGAGGAGGAGGAACGTATGGCGCAAATAATATGTTTGTTCACCCAGCTGATGGAGTTGTTGGATTGATACAGATTGCACATGTTATTTATTTGAATACAAATGATACTGTTAGACTTCAAACATTATTTGACTCAACTCAATTTGGCCAAAAAGAAAGAGCCTACTTTGGTGGGTTTTTAATAGGATAAGGACATGTCATTAACAAAACATAATAATCGAAGTTTATCTGGTTCACTTATTGCTGGCCAAGTACCTGGCCTGCCAGATGGAACAGTTGTACAAGTTGTAAGCACAACATCTGCACAGCGTCTAATATCAACAGTCCAAGATTCAACTTTTGTAGCTCTTCCTGGTCTTACAGCATCAATAACTCCAACAGATGCTAACAATCTAATACTAGTGACGGTGCATGTAGGTAAAGTAAGCTCAGATTCAGGCAGTGCCAGTAGTGGTGATAGACAAATGAATTTTCGTGTTAAAAGAGATAGCACAGATATTGGCCTTGGTGAAACGTGGGAAGGCCGAACAAGAGCCACATTCAGCGTTTTAGATGGTCCTCACCATGTAGGTGGCCGTGGTGGCAGTTCTGGTTCTACTCAAATATTAGATAATCCAAATACAACGTCGTCTATTACATATTCGGTGTATGGTTCTGGGCATGATGGGCAAAATTGGGCAGTCAATAGAGCAGCTGAAACGACTGATAGCGCAGATGGACCTCAATCTACTGCATCATCTACTATTACACTTATGGAAATCAAAGCATAAACTATTATAAATAACTACGTAAGAATTTTTAACTAAGGAGAATAATACTATGGCAAGTGTTGCAGAAGCACTCCAAGAACTTGGAATTACAGAATGGGTCCTTCGCGGTGAACCAACTACCGAAGCAGAATTCGGTACAATGTTTGCAAAAGTAACAGGAGCAGATGCTAATGGTTCAGCTATTGAATCAACTGATCCAGATGACTGGGGTACAACATGGTCCGCAATCGAAGCTAAAATGACCGAAATTGATAATGCCGCTCCAATGAAAGAACTTCGCAAGCAGCGTGATGCTAAGTTAGCAGAGTCAGATTGGATGGGAAACAGTGATGTTACCATGTCTGATGATTGGACAACTTATCGTCAAGCTCTTCGTGATCTTCCAGACGGAGCAAGCCCTACTTGGGACGGTACTACTCTTGGTAATGTAACTTGGCCGACTGAACCTTCCTAAGAAAGGTTTAGCAAGTGGCATTTACTAAGGTTACTACCGACGGCATAGCAGATAGCGCTGTTTCGACTGCAAAGATCGGAGCAAACGCTGTAGATACATCTAAAATCGGTGCCGATGTTATCGTTGCAGATGACATTGCCGCCAATGCTATTACGGTAGCCGAGATTAGTGATGGCGCAGTCACTCATGCTAAGCTTCATAACACTATGGACTTAAGCAGTAAGACTGTCACGCTACCAGCGCTTGCAGGTCCGGTTACAGTTTCTAATTCAAGCTATCCACAATTACAGCTTAATAGTGGAGTAAAGAATTATCATATTTTTAATGATACTGGTGGAAATGACTTTTATATTAAGAACGCAACTGATAATATAAATGGATTTATTCTTACTCACGAAGGTTATCCTCTTACAAGTTATAGGCCTGCATTTTTTGCTGATGAAGGTCAATCAACTATTAGTAGTGCATCTTCTGTAAAGTACACAGCTGCTTGGAACACTGGAAATCATTACAGCGTATCGACAGGGAGGTTTACTGCTCCCGTTGCTGGTAAGTATATGTTTTGGTGTAGTATCCAAGCACATGCAACTACCCATCAAACTTATACTTCAATAACAGCTCGAAAAAATGGAACTCAGTACGGTCCTAGCGAGTTTGTTCAAACATGGGCCGGCGGTGCTGATCACACGAGTACCACTGGTTCTGTACTGGTGGATATGGCAGCAAATGATTGGTTTGACTTTCATGCTTCGAGAGGTCTTAGAGGCATTCAAGGCTGCATGTACGGTTTTTTAGTAGGATAAAGATATGGCCCTCGATAAAATTACAGCATCAGCAATAGCAACTAACGTAGTTGGGTTACACCACTGTGATTGGTACAGTGATGCTACTTTGCTTGATGCTGGTGGTTTGAAACTTCCAGTCGGTACAACAACTGAAAGACCAACAACGGTCGCTGGTGGTAGAGAGGTAGTAACCTTTGATCTAAATGTTACAGCAAATGTACCATCTAATGATCCTGGCTTTCTTCAAAATGAGCCATGGCTTTGGACATGGGCAGCAAACTATAATAGAACAACTGCCGCAACTAACGTTACTGATACTTCTCCACTTATATTCTTTAAAGGATCAACATATACATTTACTAACCAAACAGTTGGTCATGGATTATTCTTAAGACATACAGAAAAAACAGATTCAAATGATCCTATGAATGTATATGCTTTAACAGCAGCAGAAGGTATCACTTCTGGTACTCAAGGTTCTATGGCTGCTTCTGTTGGTTCGCCATCTACAATTGTATTTACAATTCCAGATAATTATCCATATAGTCAAGTTGTAATTCAGCACGGTCAAACTGGTATGGCCAATGTTATTCCAGTACAATCACCTCCTGCAGAAACTCTTGGTTATATTCGTGTAAATACATCAGGGGTTGTTGGTGCTGATGAGACTACAGGTACTTCAGTTGAATACTATACTGGTCAAGGTTGGGCAGGTATTGGCGGTGCAAATGCAAATGGTAACATTATTGCACATCCATCGGGAACATTTGAAACAGCCGAAGATTGGAATACAGACTCAGGAACATATGATTGGAACACTGCATCAGGTTCTGAAGACTGGGGACCTGCAGTAGTAACTGCCTTTGGCGCATCTGGTGATATATCACAGAATGCAGATAAAGCTCTTGTAGCACATGACGGATCCACTGGCGGTGGTATTCCAATGTTACGAGCTGATATGTCTAACCTTGGAACTAACTTAGTAAATACTAAATACAATTTCTTCAGATCAAATGCTGAAACTATGACAGGGTGCAACACTACTGGTTCAAATACAGCTAGACTTTCGTTTGATAATGCTATTGAAGTTGGTGTAAGTAATATCACTCTTTCTGATTCTAATAAAATATTTACTATAAATAAAGATGTAACGAATAGCTATTTTAAGTTTGAGATAAAAGTTAAACCATCTGTAGCATGCACATTGCAGGTTTGGAAAAACGGTTCTCACTTAAGTTATTCTGACTATGATTTGGAGACAGGTTATCATGCAACAGTATCTTGGATTGAATCGGCTTCGTTTGATGATACATTTGAATTTAGGCTAAAAACAGCTTCAACAAGTTCTGTAACAAATACAGATAAAGATACATTGCTAATCGAATTCATTGGGAGTTAATAAATGGCAAAAATAGTACAAGTACGAAGAGGGACAACAGCCGCGCTCTCATCTGTTACTGGAGCAGAAGGCGAACTTTTCGTAGATACCGATAAAGAAACCCTTACTGTTCATAACAATTATCAGGCTGGTGGGTTTCCTTTACTAAGAGAAGACTTAAACAATCTAGCAGCAGGTTCAGTTAATATTAATAAAATTTCTGTTGCAGGGTCAACGGCTGGTCAAGATGTAAAAGTAAATGATGCAGGTAACGGACTCGAGTTTGGAGTCGGTGGGCGTATAGTTTCGTACAATACATATAGGTTTACAGCCAGATTTAGTGCACCAACAGCAACCGCCGAGTATACTTGGTGGACTGAAAACTTTAATAGAACAAGATCCGATAGCAGTCTTTGGGTTGTAAGCGACACGCCTTGTTTTGAATTACCAAATGGTGTTTGGGTTGGTGTTGCAATTAATATCAACGGATACAAAACTGCTCGAGGATTAAAACATTTTAGACCAAATACAGATACAACAACACTTGGATTTAATACACTTGTAACAGCAAGTGAAATTGGTTCAACTACTGGCAATATATCAATTAAACATTTTTGGAATTGGAATTATGTTAGTGGAAGTAATAAGCCTTTCACTATAACAAACTTTCAAGGTGGTGGTTCAGGATCAGGCCAAGATAATCGTGTTAACTCATCTGCTATAACAGAAGGTCATATGATAGTAATGGAGATAGTATAATGGCATGGAATTATAATTTTGAACCAACACTTGCAGATGGTTTATTTGCGCACTACAATGAAGAAATAGGTGTTATTGCTGAAACGGATGGAAGTATTTTTACAACCGATTCTGAAGGTAATAGAACTCCAGCTACAGCCGAAGAATTACAGCTGGCTCAAACAAAACTTGATGAGCTTTTAACTAGTTATAATGGTAAAGCATATTCTCGTAATAGAGTTGCAGCGTATCCTTCTATGGAAGAGCAAGCTGACATGCAATATTGGGATGCAGTAAACGGCACAACCACTTGGAAAGATGCAATTGCTGCAGTAAAAACAGCTCATCCAAAACCGGAGTAATAAATGCCTTTTAGACAGATACAAACAGCAGGTATAGCAGATGATGCAATTAACTCAGCCAAGATTGGTGTAGATGTTATTGTAGCAGCTGATCTTGCCGCAAACTCTATTACTGTATCTGAATTATCAAATGATGCGGTTACTACTGCTAAAATTGCCGATGCATCTGTTACTGCTGCTAAGTTAGCGGCTGGTGCTGCAGTTCCAGATCAATCAGGACATGCAGGGCAGTTTCTTACAACTGACGGTACTACTGCAGATTGGGCTTCAGTTGATGGAGCAAAAGAAGGTGTGCTCTGGGAAAATAGCCAGACTCTTGCAAATAGTTATTCAATACCAAATGGTAAATCGGCAGTAACAGCTGGTCCAGTTACATTAGGTTCAGGTGTTACGGTTACACTTGGTGCAACATCAAGGTGGGTCGTAGTATGAGTTCAATTCGTTTATCAGGTACTAGTTCAGGTTATTATGATCTTACAGTTCCGGCAGCAGCTGGAACAAATAGTATTGACCTAAGTGCTTTACCAGTAAAAGACTCAAACGGTAACTTGGGTATTGGTACCTTATCGCCAAGTGCTAGTCATAGACTTACACTTGATAAAACATCTAATTATGGTGGTATTTCATTTAATCAAAATGGAAATCAAGTTGGTCAGATTATCCAAGAGGGTGGAACTGGAAATCTTTATATTGATGCTGATAGTAACAGTATTGGTGGTGGTTTAATTTTTAGAACTACCGGTGGCACAACACGAATGACTGTAGACGGTTCAGGCCGAGTCATTACGCCATATCAGCCAGCATTTCGCGTAGGTAAAACTAGTGCTGATACTTCAAGTGGCGGTACATTCATAGATCCAATTACGTTTCAACAAACGGATTTTAATATTGGAAATCATTTTAGTACAAGTACACATAAATTTACTGCTCCTGTAGCTGGAAGATACATATTTAATTGGTCAGTTTCAGTTAATAGAAATGGCGCTAATTATACCGGTGCGTACTCGTATGTTAATGGAGCTTATTTAGATTGGACAAATTCATTTCAATATAGCGCACCAAGTTGGTTTCCTCATGATGCTTGTATTATCGTTAATCTTGCTGCAAATGATACTTTTCACATTGTCTTGCGTCACGATAGTAATGCAACAGTCGATAACTCAGGCTGGTTTTCCGGCTACTTACTAGGATAAATAACTTTATAATTAACTTTAACTAAGGAGAAATAAAATGCCAAATATTACTGTAGCTCTTACCGATACACAGAATAAATGTATGGAGTATGCCGCAGCTGATGTTCAAGACTGGGCCGATAATGCACTTCACAATCGTGCACGTATCGCTCAAGACGAGATCGTTGCTGCTTTAGTAGCTCACTGTAATGCGAATGAGATTGCCCTTGCAACAGGTGCAGATGCTCAGGTCGCGCAGGCCTTTGAATTGGAAGTCGTAAAGACTGCCGCTCAAAGAAATGCAGAAGCAGAAGCCGCGATGCCAGAATAATGAGTACACTCGAACTCGAACATATTAAACACACGAGTTCTTCGAGCAATAACCTGTCAACTCATTCAGACGGGTCGTTGACTGTTGGGAATCTTCAGAGCTTAAATGTTCTTGGTGACCTTACAGTAGATACTTCAACATTAAAAGTAGACGCAACAAACAACAGAGTAGGCATAGGCACAACAAGTCCGACAGCACAGTTAGAACTTTCTGCTGGAGCTCCTACATTAATCCTAAACGCAAATAGTCAAGCAACAGATAAGAAAAAAGTTAGATTAGGAGCATCTCAGTTTACAGCCGGAGATTTTGCCGTTCAACAAATGGCAGATGATGGAACAACTGTAGTTTCAACTCCATTCAAAATTGATACATATGGTCATACAATTCCTACATCTATTAAACCAGATAAGTATGGGTCATTGATTGGCCCGGTAGATATAACTGGTGGATTTGTAAACGGATGTGCTGTTAATACATTTCATGAAATCTCTAACGTAGATATAAACAACTATGCTGGCGGATATAACAGTGGAAACGTAGGAATACAAGGTGAAATTATGTGGACAAGCGGTGTTGTTGCCCAAGGGTATAACCATACAGTAAGATTTATGTTACCACCAAGTAGTTCAAACACAGCACAAGCCTATTCATCTTCTAACTTTACTAGTTTTAGTTATAGTGGAAATGTTTATAACGAAATCCCAGTTACTGTGACTCATCACACAAGTATGACATCAAACCATAATATTAGACTTAGGTTACATAATACTTCTAATGTTTCTTATGACCCATTGCGTTTAGAAATATATACATCAGCAGGTGTTTCTGGCAATGCTAGATTGACACTTTGGAGAGCTTAATGATTAGAGCAGTAGACATACACGAAAGTAGAACAAATTATATTGCTCATCTTGAAGATGAAGAGTCTTTATTCTTTATTGTTCCTTTGGAAAATGATGGATCAGATAATTGGAATAGATTGCAAGAGTGGCTAGATGCAGGTAATGAAATAACAGATACGATTGAGTGGCGAACATTATATAAAGGAACAAGACAAATAGAGTACCCTGATATTGGTGAGCAGCTTGATATGTTATGGCATGCTATCGATACAAATACTCTTGATAAAACAAGTGATTTTTACAATACACTAAAAAGTGTAAAAGATAACAATCCAAAACCGGAGTAAGACGTGGCAACAAGTATTACAAACACATCAGTAACTACCGACAATCTTACCACCGATGGTTTAACAGTTGATACGAACACTATCCATGTTGACTCTGCAAATAACCGTGTAGGGATTGGAACTACAACTCCAGATAATGGTCTTCATGTAGCGCATCCTACTGGTGGAGCAGAAATGAAAGTTGATGCTGCTGCTGGATACCAGGCCACGTACTTGTTGGCAGAAGGTGGAGCAAATAAATACAACATCGCTTCAGTAGCTTCTGATAATCACTTTCAGGTGTATAACTATTATAATAATACTAGAGCACTTGGAATTAGTGATGCTTCAATTATCACTCAACCTTATCAACCAATATGTACTTTGCAACCAGACACAAGTGGTAATGTAACAACAGCTAGCTCAGCTGATCATACTGTAGGCTGGAAAACTGTTGGTGGAAGACAAACATTGTTAAGGTCTGGATTAACACTAAGTACTTCAAGTGGTACCACCATAGCAAATGGTGGTAGTACTGGAAGAATTACATTTAGCACAGGAGGTGTATATTATTTTGATTGCACTATAAGAATGGAAAATACACCTGGCCAGGGAAACCTAAAAATGAATTTTAATGGAAGCACTATACATCGTATGCACGTTGAAGCTTGGGGAAGATATCCTTATGCTCATGGGTGGATATCAAGATGTGTTACGGCATCTGCAAATGATTATGTAGAATTCGTAGTAGCCTGCCCTAGTGGAACATTTAGTGGTAGTAATGATACTGTTAACTGGCTTACAATTATTAAGGTAGCATAATAATATGTCAAACGCAAGAAATTTAGCAAATCTTCTAAACTCAGATACTGTAGTTACTTCGGCTGACATCCTTGATGGAACTGTTGCAACTCTTGATATTGCAGATGCTGCAGTAAATACTGCTAAGATTGCAGATGGTGCTATCACTTCTGCTAAAATTGATAGCGGAGTTACACTTGGAGTCGGTGCTTTTCAAGGAGATAATGCTAGTGGTGCACTTAGAGGAGATACAACAGATGGAAAGAAAGACATCTTTCGAGTACATGAAAAAGAATTAAATACTAACGTGACCATTGCAGCCACCGATAATGCTTTGGCTTCTGGTCCATTAACAGTTGCAAATGGTATAACATTAACCATTGCTAACGGAGGGAGGCTTGCAATAGTATGAGTACTCTAGCAGTCGATTCAATTACTAACGCAACCGGTACAAGTGCCGCGGCTATTGATGCCGGAGGTCGAATCACAACTCCTGCAAGACCTGCGTTTTTGGCCGGACGTACTGGAGGTAACCAAGCTTTTACACTGGGAACACTTCCACTTAACTTAACAAGAATAAACATAGGCAATTGCTGGAATACCACCACTTATAAGTTTACGGCTCCTGTTGCAGGAATTTATTACTTTTTTGGTCAAGGATACTACAATGACGGTGCTGGTAATAAAAGACTAAAAATTAGAAAAAATAATAATGTGGATTTAGTGACGGCCGCTGCTAATGCTACAGCTAATGATGAATCAATGACTATTTCTATTATAGAGCAGTTATCTGTGGGTGATACAATAGATCTTTATTCAGATTCAAATAGTTCACAAACACTTTATTATAACATCAATAATACTACACATGGTCCACACACGTATTTTATGGGATACTTAATCGGATGAGCACTTTAGCAGTTAATACACTTACAGCACAAACTGGAACAGATATTGTTCTTGCATCTGGTAAAAATCTTTTAGCTCATGGAAATACTATTAACACTTATGAAGTTACTAAAACCGATACTCAAACTATATCAGGGTTTACTTTTGTTGATATAAGTGGTCTTTCAATTACTCTTACACCAGTTACCGCATCAAGTAGATTTTTGATATACTTCCATGTTTCAGCCTCAAGTGATTACTACAAAACATATATAAATCTTTTAAGAAATAGTACTTTATTAGGGGCAAATGCTGATGGTGCTGGAGATAGTAGACATAGAGGAACGTCTATGCAAACGACTGATCAAACTCAGTCAAATGCGCATGGAATTATGCACAATCACACTATGCTTTTTTTAGATTCACCTGCAACTACAAATTCAATTACGTATAAGCTTCAAGGATCAGGAAGACTCTCTGCTAATATTCAGTACATTAATAGATCTGTTCCCGATAGGACATCAACCGAATTTGATGATAGAACAATTTCACGTATGCTTATTCAGGAGATTGCACAATGAGTACATTAAAAGTAGGTGCAATCCAATCAGCAACCGGCAATACTGCAATTACAATAGCAAATGATGGAACTCTAACACTAGCAAGTCCTCCAATCATTACATCTCCTGTTATTCTTAGCGCATTTTCAAATAGTAGCTTAGGTTCAACTGGTGTTATACCGTACAGCAATATATCTATCGATACTGCCAGCGCGCATAGTACATCTACTTCTCGATATACTTGTCCAAAAGCTGGATACTATGAAGTGTCTTTCAATTACCTACTTCGTAATTGTACAAATGGTCATAGAACAAATGTTCGTAAAAATGGAGTTGTGCAAAGTGTTGGATGGTCGGGAAGCCTCTCAGATCGATCTTTAGTATGGCAATACAGCAGTGCGTCAACCGAAGAACAAAACGTGTCTGCTAGCACTATTGTTCAGTGTGCAGTAAATGATATACTTGACGTGCACTTATATTACATTGGTAGTGGTGATATTTATGGTGGAAATAATGTTCACAACCAACTAACGATTAAACTATTAAGCTAAATTCTTAAAACGTATAAATAGTATCGAACAGTTAATTTATGGGATACTATTATGGCAAATCCAACCACAAGAGCAGAACTGATTACGCATTGCCTTCGTAGGCTTGGTGAGCCCGTGCTTGAAGTTAACGTTGACGAAGATCAGTTAGAAGATCGAGTTGATGAAGCTTTACAGTTTTACCAAGAGTATCATTCAGATGCAATCGTAAAAAATTACTATAAGTATGCCATTACTGCAACTGATGTAACTAATGAGTATATTACTCTGCCCTCCACAATTACAACAGTACAAAGAATATTTCCAATTGATAGTTCTGCATCAAGCAATAACATGTTTAGTGCACGATATCAGTTGAGGCTTAATGACATTTATGATCTAGGTTTTATTGGATCACTTGCTCATTATGAACAGACGCAACAGTACCTATCAATGCTTGATATGAAGCTAAATGGTGCAGAACAAGTAAGGTTTAATCGAAATTCAAATAGACTTTATATTGATGTAGATTGGTCAGCCGATTTACCGGTAGGTAAGTTTATTGTAGTAGATTGTTATTCAGTTATAGATCCAACTGCACATGCAGAAGTATATAATGATCTGTTTCTTAAACGATACACAACAGCTCTTATTAAAAGACAATGGGGTCAAAACTTATCTAAGTTCGAGGGTATGCAATTACCTGGAGGAGTTCAGATAAATGGTCGGCAGTATTTAGAAGAAGCAAACGCAGAGATTGATAAAATCGAAGAAGAGATGCAACTAAAATACGAAGCTATGCCAGAATTCTATGTAGGATAAAAACATGGCAACTAATGTATATTTTAGTCCTAAGGTAAAAACCGAACAAAACCTATATGAGGATATTGTTATTGAGTCGCTTAAGATGTATGGGCAAGATGTCATATACATTCCTAGGCAGCTAATTAATCGCGATGAACTCTTAAATGAAGACTATTCTAAATTTACCGATGCGTACACTATTGAAATGTACATTGAAACTTCTGAAGGCTTTGCAGGTGAAGGAGACTTACTTGGAAAGTTTGGAGTTGAAATACGAGATCAAGCAACATTTGTAGTAGCACGTAAACGTTGGGAAAACTTAGTAGGGTTTTACAATAACTCAATTAATGACACAAGACCAAGTGAAGGCGACTTAGTATACTTACCATTATCAAGATCTTTATTTGAAATACGTTTTGTAGAACACGAACAGCCATTTTACCAATTAAATAACTTGCCAACATATAAATTGGAATGTGAGTTATTTGAGTACTCTAATGAGGAACTTGAAACTGGTATACGCGAGGTTGATGAGTTACAAGAACGTTATTCATATCAGCAAGTATTTACAGTTAATAATGGATCGGGTCATTTTACTCCTGGTGAAACAATTAGACAAAACACTGGTGAAGTTGATCAGCTAGGTGCACCAATATATGTAACTGCCGAAGTTGTAAACTTCAGTGTTTTAGTTGGTGTTGGTACTCTTACAGTTATTAATGAAGTTGGTAGCGATGGAACTGCAAGAAAGTTCAAAGTTAGTAGTTTAGTTGCTGATATTATTACTGGCTTAGATAGTGGTGCAACTTGGTACGTACAGGTAGATGCACCTGAACTAGCTATGTCTGGTGATCCATATGCACAAAACCAAGACTTTGAAACACTTGGTGATAATATAATTGACTTTACAGAGTCCAATCCATTCGGAGAAATTACATAATGTTCGGAACTTATTTCTATCATGCTGCTATCAGGCGAACAATAGCCGTATTTGGTACCTTATTTAATAATATTGAAGTCCATAAAGATGATGCAAGTGGAAACGTTTTGCAAACTATCAAAGTGCCTTTAGCTTATGGACCTAGGTCTAAGTTTTTGGCTAGGGTGCAAGATCAAAGTAATTTAAGTGATGCAAAGTTAGCAATTAAGTTACCGAGAATGTCCTTTGAAATCACTTCAATGACATATGATACTACACAAACAGTTAATAAAACAAATGAAATTAGAGTTGGCTCTATTACAAATAACACTCGTAATTCTGTAAGAACACCTACTCCATATCGTCTTGGTATTCAATTAAATATCATGACAAAAAACCAAGATGAAGCTTTACAGATTTTAGAACAAATTCTACCAACATTTAAACCAGATTATACAGTGACTATTAATGAGGTTCCTGCAATTGGTATTAAGTCAGATATACCTATTGTTCTTACTGGTGTAACAATGAATGATGATTATGAAGGTGACTTTATAACTAGACGAGCTATTGTATATTCATTAGAGTTTGAAACAAGAGTTAATTTCTATGAAGCAGTTCAGAACAAGAAAACAATACGTAAAGTAACAAATGACTTCTTTAATTTTGATGCACAAAATAATGCATTGTTAGAACGTCAAACCGTTACTACCAATCCTACAAATGCAAATGTGACTGATTCATATACTTATGATGTATTATATCCATTCCCAGCTGTTGCAGACAGTATTAGAGTTGTATTAACTAATGTTGTTGGCGATTTTATTGTAGGTGAAACCGTTGCGGCTACTACTTCTGGATCTACTGGTGTAGTTAAATCATGGGATAGTACTGGTAATATACTAGTTATATCTAATCCTACAGCATACTTTGTCATACCTGAAAGAGTAACTGGTGCGTCATCAGGTGCTATAGGCGATGTACAAAGTTCAACTAATGTGTATGTATAATGACAAAAGATATTGAAGATGATTATGACTTTGCTAGGTCACAATACTATAATCTAGCAGAAAAAGGTAATGAAGCGATCGATTTAATGATGGACTTAGCCCGTGAATCTGAACATCCACGCGCTTTTGAGGTTTTATCAACTGCAATTAAGCAAAATGCTGAAGTTGCAGATAAATTGATGAAGCTGCATAAAGAACGCAAAGAGGTAGAAACACCTACTGCAGCTCTTCCAAATAATAGTATGACACAGAATAATCTCTATGTAGGTTCAGCAACTGACCTGCAAAAGATGTTAATTCAAAAAGCGAAAGAAAAAGAGACAGTAATTGAATCAGATACGTATAAAGAATAGCGAACTCGGATATCTAGGCAATCCTAATATCAAAAGAGACGGTGTTGAACAAGGCTGGTCTTCTGAAGAAATACGTGAATACGCTTTATGTATGAAAGATCCAGTATACTTTGCAAAGAAGTATCTTAAGGTTATATCCCTTGATCAAGGGCTAGTTGATTTTGATCTTTATGATTATCAAGAAAAAATGTTTACACATTTTAATGATAATAGATTCTCTATTGTATTAGCGTGTAGACAATCAGGTAAATCAATATCATCTGTCGGCTACCTTGTATGGTATGCGATATTTCATCCAGAAAAAACTATTGCTGTCTTAGCTAACAAAGGTGCAACTGCCAGAGAGATGCTTGCTCGAGTTACTCTTATGCTTGAGAACATACCATTTTTTCTTCAGCCAGGTTGTAAAGCTGTAAATAAAGGGTCCCTTGAATTTAGTAACAATTCTAGGATTATTGCGGCTGCTACAAGTGGTAGTTCTATTCGTGGTCTATCTGTTAACTTACTGTTTCTTGATGAGTTTGCATTTGTTGAAAATGCTACTGAATTCTATACATCAACATATCCAGTGGTTTCGGCTGGTAAAGATACAAAAGTAATTATCACATCAACTGCAAATGGACTAGGTAATATCTATCATAAGTTATGGGAAGGTGCCGTTCAGCAAACGAATGAGTTTAAGCCGTTTAGGATTGACTGGTGGGATGTGCCAGGACGTGATGATGAATGGAAAAGACAAACAGTATCTAATACCTCTGAGCTTCAGTTCGATCAAGAGTTTGGTAATAACTTTCATGGAACAGGTAACACATTAATTTCTGGTAATAAGCTTTTAGAGATGAAAGCAAAAGCCCCTATCTATACACAAGATCAAACCCTAAGTGTATATGAAAGACCTGATAAGTCTAAAAATTATATGATGTTTGTGGATGTTGCGAAGGGAAGAGGTCAGGACTACTCTACTTTTAATTTAATCGATATCAGTGCCAAACCGTTTAAACAGGTTGCTGTTTATCGCGACAATACTATCTCGCCATTACTCTTCCCTGACATTATATATAAGTATGCAAAAACCTACAATGATGCATATGTTGTTATTGAGTC